ACGTTCACGCATTGCTGGAACAGCATCCTCTTGGGGTGGAATGTCCTTGTCGCCCTCTACTGGTTTTAATAAGTATACAATCCTTCACGAGTTTGCTCACTTGACAGGTAACATGCACCATGACGTAGGATTTCGTCAAGACTTGATTAAACTGGTTTCACGATTTCTTGGTGTTAAATATGCCAAGGCATTGAAAGCAGAGTTCAAAGAACGTAAACTAAAAATGTCGGTATCAAAGAATGTTCTTTCGCCACAGGATTGGTTGGACAACTACAATAAGATGGCAGCGATGCGTTCTAAGGTTGGGTTCAAGTTTGATGTAACCAACCAAGCACATCGTATCAAAGCCTTCGATGATTATCACAAGAAAATAGCAGCGAGTAAATAACATGATTAGAGAATTCAAAGACTTAAAATTTAAACCACTATACGATGGAGTGAGTTCCGTTGTAAAGTTTGGTGACTACGAATTGTCTATTGTTAAACACGGAACTTCATACGGTAACAAAATGGGATTGTATGAGATTGCAGTGTTTGATAAAGACGGTGAGTTTATAGAGATGCCTGGCATCACTGAGGATGGAGATACCGTAAAAGGTTTTCTAAACGAGAGTGATGTTTCTGGAATAATTAAGAAGATGCATTTGGTGTCTGCATCTGATGGAGAACAAATGTAATGGGCGGAGATTTTTATACTGCTTGGGATGTGCTACAACCTTTGATTATGATTGGAGTGACGTTGGGTGTATCCCTTGCAGTTATCTTTGGTTTTATTCGTATCGGATTCAAATGGGCGCCATGGATTGTTGCAGCAGCAATGATGGTATGGTTCTTTAGTTAATCTCATACAATCGTCATAAATAGAACAAAGGAGTTTCTTTTTATGGCGGATAATTTTTATATTGGTAAGGACGGATTCGTCTGGTGGATAGGAGTAGTCGAGTCTCGTGCCGACCCTCTTTCTATCGGAAGAGTTCGTGTGCGTGTTTACGGATACCACACAGAAGATAAAACAAAACTTCCTACCATTGATTTGCCTTGGGCATATTGTATTCAACCAACTAACTCGGCATCTGCTGGGGGGATTGGTTCATCTCCAACAGGCCCAATTGAAGGAACTTGGGTTGTAGGTTTCTGGCGTGATCCAGACTTCTTTCAAGAACCTATGGTATTCGGAACACTTCCAGGCATCTCCCCACCTAACGCTGTTCCTCAAGGTGAGTCACCATACACATTCGACCCTGCTCAAAGAGTTCCTAACACACAACCTATTTCAAGTATCGCAACAGGTGATGGGACAACTACAAGTTTCTCCACACCAGCGGACACAACAGATTCAACTGTCCTTGTAAAGATTAACGGTATTGTTCAAGCAGCAACAAACGTAACACCTTCTTCACCTAACAATGTAGAACTTACGGAAACATCATACTCTGGTGGAACAAACTATACCGCAAACGATTTCTCTGCATCTCGATTTGCATCTAACCTTGCATCAAAGATTAATACACTTGCACCTCAAGTAAGAGATCGTTTCGCAGAAGGAGTCAAGAAGTTCCTTGCAGACAATCGCCCAGAACTTGATTGTAATATTTCTTTTGCATATCGTTCACTAGGACAACAACAAGAACTTCGTGCTAGATGGGAAGCAAACAACTCAGTTGGTTATGCTGCTCGTCCAGGCTATTCGTGGCATAACTATGCCTCCGCAATCGACTTAACTATCTACTACAATGATGGACAAACTTATGATGATGGTAGAACAGGACAATCTAGATATACATCAACTGCCCGATCTGCATTCGCTCCTTCTGGACTTGTGAATGAAGTTGAAGGCGACAGTGGACATTTCTATCCGTCTGCATTTGGTAAGACACCACCAGCAAGTTTAAGAAGTGGAAGTCAAACTCTTGCAGAACTCGCCGCTGAAAAAGGACTCGCATAATGGCATACACAATTGAAAAAGGAAAAGTTATATTTGATGAAGCACCAGCGGAAGGTGCTGAGGTAGAGATTGTTGTTTCCAAAACAAACAACCTCAAAGGTTTCAGTGATCCTAATTCTTTTTATCCTCGTAGAGTAAACGAACCAGATACTAACAGACTAGCAGCAAATGATTTGCGGAATCAACATCCAGTAGTTCAACGTAAAAAAGAAATCGTTGATGATTTAACTGGTGAACCTAAATCTACTTACGGTGCTCAATATCCTTTCAACCATGTAAGGGAAACTGAATCTGGTCATATTCAAGAGTTTGATGATACGCCAGGCAGAGAACGTATTCACGAGTATCATCGTTCTGGAACTTTCTATGAAGTTCACCCAGATGGTTCAAAGGTTACTAAGGTAGTCGGTGAAGATTATGAGATTGTTCACAAGGATAAGAAACTTCGTGTTCGTGGTAATGTAGAAGTTTATGTCGATGGTGATGCATCTCTATATGTTCGTGGTGACATGGATGCACAGATTGATGAGAACCTAAAGTTTAATGTCGGAAAGAATATTGACTTTCATGCTGGACAGAACATTCGTATGTTCGCAAATAAATCTATAGAACAAACTGCACAAACAACTTTCTCTTCAATCTCTGTCGGAAACATGTTGCATCAAGCAGATGGTGAGATGCAGATTGTTACGAAAACAAATTTCACTAATTCAGTTCTTGGTAATTATGATATGGTAATTGATGGAGATTACAATCTTGCAATTGACGGAACTTATACTACACAGATTACTGGTAACACATCTTTTGTTACGGAAGGAACTTATACACTAGCGGCAACTGGTGCAACTGTATTTGATACAGCGGCAACTTTAAATGTTGGTGCTGGTGGTGCGATAAACATTGATGGTTCTACAGTTGACTTGAATACAAACGGAAGAAGTCCTGTTACGATTACTCCGCATGTTCCAAGAGTAACACCAAAAGCAGCAGTGGTTGGTATTGCGCCCGCAATGTCATATGCTGATACTGGTGACTTAGATGCTGGTATAAAAGATTTTACATTACAAGAAGCACTTCTTGATACAGGTTCTTTTGCAACAGAGATCACTGCACCTAAACAAGCAGAAGTTTTAGAACCAAAAGCATTTGTTCCATTATCGGACGATGATGATTTCCATGCAAACGATGATGAAGAGATTTCAGAAGATGAATTGAAGGCAGCAGTTACCTCTGGTAAAGTTGCACCTACATCTTTTTCTGATTATTCATTTAACGCACTGGAAGGTAAGTTTACTTTACAGAATGCGACAAGAGGTGTAACTGCACAACCAAGAATACCAGTAGATGATAGTGGAGATCATATGACTTCTGATAATGCATATATCAGTGAACCAGAATCTTCTGGTGCTTCTGCATCACCAAACCCAACTGACCCATCTAACTATAAACCAGATGGAACATTCATCGGTGGTATCAATTATCGTCTACAACTTTCACCTAACTTTAAGTTGCGTGATTTATCAAGTAGTGCAGTGGTTACTAAAAATCAAATTGTTCATAATCAACACGGTAACACAGAACAAGTTATCATTGATAATCTATCAGTTATTGCGAACAGTGTTCTTGAACCAATTAAGAAACAATATCCAAACATGATTGTAACTTCTGGTTTTAGAATTGGTAGTGGAACTTCACAACACGAAAGAGGGCAAGCAGTTGACATGCAGTTCTCTGGTGCTGCTAAATCTGATTACTTAGATATCGCAACTTGGATTCGTGAGAACGTGCCTCACGACCAATTAATATTAGAATATAAAAATACAGGTAGTGGATTGCCTTGGATTCATTTATCATGTAAAGATTCTGGAAACAGAGATCAGATATCTACTTTCTGGAATCATAGAAGATATGGGGACATTGGTAAGTTTTACCAATTAGCATAACATGCCAGCAATTAGTAGAGTAGGATTAGATAGTCATGTAGGTCACGCAAGTCCTACACCAAATCCATTTCACCAGACTCCTTATGCATCTGGTTCTGGTAATGTATTCTGTAATGGCGCTGCTGTTGTTCGTATTGGTGATGTGACAGGATGTGGTGATCCAGCAGTTGGTGGAAGCGGAACAGTGTTTGTAAATGGAATAGGAGTTCACCGTATAGGTGACGCAACTGGTGGACATGGAAGTTGGGTGCCGAATGCATCAGCATCTGGTTCACCTACAGTATCGGCGGGGGGATAAGAAATGTATGAGTATAGATGTAAAGTGGTAAAGGTAGTTGATGGTGACACTATTGATTTAGATATTGATTTGGGATTTGGTGTGTGGATGCGTAAACAAAGAATACGAATGTATGGGATTGATACACCAGAGAGTAGAACTAGAGATTTAGAAGAAAAGAAATATGGGTTAGCAGCAAAGGACTTCTTGGTAAAGTGGACTAATGCTGGTGGACTTGTTCTTAAAACACATAAAGACGGTAAGGGTAAGTTTGGAAGAATACTTGGAGAGTTGTGGTGTTTTGATACAAACATCAATGAAAAGATGATTGAAGAACATCATGCCGTAAAATATCATGGACAGTCTAAGGATGCTATTGCTGAGGAACATATCAAGAATCGTTCCTATCATAATCTCTAAGTTTCGTTATAAATAGAAACAGGAGACAAGTATGGCAGCAAATCCAACAGCATATAGTGATGCACAGGCAACGAACAACTCAGAAAGAGGGACTAGACTTTTTAAGGATATTAGTCTTTCTTTTACTAAGCACCCTATCACTGGTGACATTGCAACTTTGTCTGACGTAGATGCAATCAAGAGGAGTGTAAGAAATCTCGTAAATACAAATCACTACGAGCGTCCCTTTCACCCAGAACTTGGATCTGATATTCGTGATGCTTTATTTGAACCTGTATCTCCTATTGTCGCAAACCTTTTGGCAAGACATGTTGAGGATGTGATTAATAACTTTGAACCAAGAGTAGATTTATCTAATGTTATTTGTCTTGGTGATATTGATAGAAACCAATACGAAATTTCTATTGAGTTTTATATTGTGAACTCGCCAACTGAACTACAAACCGTAAATATATTTTTAGAGAGACTAAGATAAGATGGCAACAAAAACACAAGTCACAGAATTGGACTTCGATGATATCAAGAACAATCTAAAGACATACATGAAGAACCAATCAGAGTTCTCTGATTATAACTTTGAGGGTTCTGGACTAACACAAATAATCGACTTACTTGCATACAATACACACTACCTTGCTATGAATGCAAACATGGCATTGAACGAAGCATTCCTTGACACTGCAACTTTGCGTTCTTCTGTTGTCTCTCACGCAAAGACACTAGGTTATACTCCTCGTTCAGTTCGTGCTCCTGTTGCTTTTATTGATGTAACTCTAAATGACCAAACTCTTACAACGGCGACTGTTGATAAGGGAACTAAGTTTACTACACAGGTTGATGGAACAACATATGGATTTGTTGTAAACCAATCTGTTACTACAACACCATCAAATGGTATTCTAAGATTTTCAAATCTTCCAATCTATGAAGGTTCACTCGTTACTGCAAAGTATACAGTTGATAATTCAAATCTAGAAAAAAGATATTTACTTACAGACAAACGTGCAGACACTACAACTCTAAAAGTATCAGTTCAAAACTCTGCATCAGATACTACTACAACAACATATAATCTTGCAAATGATATCTCACAAGTAACTGCAACATCTAAAGTTTATTTTCTACAAGAGATAGAAGATGGAAAGTTTGAGGTTTACTTTGGAGATGATGTTGTTGGAACAAAACTATCTGACGGAAATATTGTTATCCTAGAATATATTGTAACTAATAAATCTGCTGCTAATGGTGCTAGATTATTTTCTGGAACTTCTGTTGGTGGTGTAACAGATATCACAATTGCAACTCTTGTGGAAGCACAAGGTGGAGCAGATGAAGAAACTATTCAATCAATAAAATATAATGCACCCTTAGATTATGCATCTCAAGGTCGTGCAGTTACTACAGAGGATTATAAAGTTATTGTCCCAACTGTCTATGCTGACACACAAGCAATTCAAGTTTGGGGCGGTGAAGATAATAACCCACCAAGATACGGACAAGTTTATATTTCACTTAAAACAAAATCTGGCACTAATCTTACTCAAGCACAAAAAGATACAATCGCAACATCTTTGGACAGATATAATATTGCATCAGTTCGTCCAACTATTGTTGATCCAGAAATAACAAAGATAAGACTTACAACCAATATTAAATTCGATTCAAACGCTACAACAAAATCAGCATCTGATATCGAAACAGATGTCCGTAATGCTTTAGTATCATATAACAGTTCTGACTTAGAAAAGTTTGATGGATTGTTTAGATACTCAAAAGTTTCTCGTTTGATAGATGGTGCTGACACATCTATTCTGTCAAACATTACAACAATAAAAATTGTAAAAGATGTAGTCGCAACATTAAACACAACTACTCAGTATGTTATTGATTTTGCTAACGCACTATACAATCCACACAGTGGACACAACTCTGCTATGGGTGGTATCACAACATCAACTGGATTTACTATCGCTGGAAATACTAATACAATATTTTTAGATGATGATGGTGCTGGTAATATTCGCACATACTATTTGGTTGGTGGAACAACAAGAACTTATGTGGATGTTGTTGCTGGAACTATAGATTATACAACTGGTAAGATAACAATTCCTTCACTGAATGTTACAGGAACATCTAACTCTAACGGAACAATTAGTTTTATTGTTCAACCAAAATCAAATGATGTAGTTCCTGTTCGTAATCAGTTGACAGAGATTGATTTTGCAAATACAAGAATTTCTGCTGGCGTTGATACGATTGAGTCTGGTGGTTCTTCTGCTGGAACAGGATATACAACATCTTCATCGTATTAAGGTTTAATAAATGTCTGGACATGACCCAACATTAAAGAATAAAGTATCACCACACATTCAGTCACAACTGCCTGAATTTGTTAAAAGTGATCATCCTCTTTTTTCTTTATTTCTAAAATACTATTATGAGTTTCTCGAAGCTGGTGAACTTACTATCACTGGTTCAAATGATTATGTTATTGAAGAAACTCTTACAAAGAATTTTATTTTAGATGAGACAGGCGAGAACATTGTTCTTGAGGAATCTGTTGGTAAGTTTACCGTTGGGGAAACTATCACTGGTGCAATATCTAAAGCAACTGCAAGAATATTAGTAGATGACTTTGACAGTAATAACAGACTTTTCATATCATCACAACAAAGATTTCAAACAGGCGAAACTATCACAGGTAACACTTCTGGTGCTACCTCTACAGTTTCTTCTTATCGTGCAAACCCTGTTCAAAACATTCAGCAACTTCTTGCATATGCAGATGTTGATAACACAGTATATTCTTTTCTTGATAAGTTTAGAGATTCATTTATGGAGTCTCTTCCTAACACTCTTGCAGATGGACTTGCAAAAAGAAAACTTATTAAAAATATTAAGGACATGTATTCTGCAAAGGGAACAGAAGATGGACACAAACTATTCTTTCGTATTCTCTTTGATGAAGAAGCAACAATCATCTATCCAAGAGACAGTCTAATTCGTCCATCAGATGGTCAATGGTCTACTGATAAAGTTATTCGTATTATTGAAACAGGAACGTCTGACTTTAATAGAGCAGTAGGACAAACTGTAACTGGTGTAACCTCTGGTGCTACTGCTCTTATCGCAACCGTAATTAAATTTAGAGAAGGTGCTGATCTTATTTCAGAACTTAATCTTGATGCAAACTCTGTAAGTGGTGTATTTCTTTCGGGGGAAACAGTAACTACAACAGACACAATACTTGACTTAGAAATATCTGGAACAGTAAAAAGTATTGTAACAGAAGGAACTGTTACACAAGGTGGTTCATACTATGACACTGGTGATACTATTTCTGTAACAGGTGGTGGTGGTAATGATTCTGCCACTGCGATTATTGAATCTGCTGGCGCTGGTTCTGTTAATGAGATTATGATTGAGAGTGGTGGTAGTGGTTATACTGCTGGAGAAGAATTAGTTTTCAACTTGAACAATACAGAAGGTAAAGATGTTCGTGCAAGAATTTCTGTAGTTGGTGGTGCATTTCTTTTAGAACCTTTAACATCACCAGACCATTTTATATCTGAAAATGGAGACTTAATTGTTACAGAAGATAGATTTTATGTAAACCAAGAACAGACTGTGGGCGAACTTGATCATCTTGTTTTTGAAGATGGTGGACAAATGGTTCTAGAGGAACAAACATTTACTGACTTAGGTGTTGCCTCTGAAATTGGTGAGATAACAAAGATTGATATTATTAATAGAGGTAATGGTTTTATTAAACTTCCTCTGGTATCTGACGCTGTAACATCTACTGGTTCGGGGTCAAGTCTATTTGCTGTATCAAATAAAACACCAATGATCGGTCATGTTGAAGGTATTGCAATTACCAACTTTGGTTTGGATTATTCATCGACTCCTACCTTTACTGCAAACAGAAATCTTATTGTAAAAAATGCTGTAGGATCATTTACTGCTGGAGATATTTTAGTAAGTCACACTGGAACAGTTGTTAATTTTGACAGTTCTAGAAATCTTCTTTCTATATCAACAAATGTAACATTAAACCAAGGTGATGTGATAACAACAATTACTGGTGCAACTGCTGTAGTTCATCAATCTGACCCTGCTATTGCAACTGGTTCTATTGGAACAGTTGGACAGACTGTCGGACAGTTTGTAAATGACAAGGGTAAACTTTCTGTTGATACCATGAAGGTTCAAGATAGTTATTATTATCAAGACTACTCATACGTTGTTCGTATTGGTGAATCAATCAACCAGTGGAGAGAAAGTATAAGACGTTCTGTTCATCCTGCTGGTTGGAACGTATTCGGTGAAGTATCTTTTGCATCACTTGTTTCTGCAACAATTCAAAATCCAACTGCTGGTTCTGTTGGTGACTACATTGGTGATAATACATTCTCACCAGAACTTGCGTCTACATTCACAAATCTCTTTACTACAGTATTTGGTAGAAGGTTGGGAACAAAGAGTGATGGGACTACCGTTGTCTCTGCTCCAACCAGAGGCGTTCCTGCTGGAACACCTTTGTCAACTGGTAGAGATGTAACTTTAGAAAGTTTCGTTCACGTTCAAATGAAAACTGGAAGAGGAAGTCATACTCTTGGCGGAACTCTAGACTTGCTTCCTAAGTATGCATTTACACAACCACCTATAGGTTCTGTATCAAGAGTTACACATTACCCAGGCTTAACGAGAAGTATTAGAAGTGACAATGCTGGCGCATATTATACTATAGATCAATTCGGACATATTCGTATCAATCAAGTATCAATTCGTGAGTCTGACGGTGGTGATTTTTCTCATAACAATGTCACATTTGACAATACTGATAATAATGCAGAGAGGTTTGACAGAACAGATATCAAGATACCAGATTCAGCATTTACAACTAAAATTAATGTCCCGCCCCCAGGCGAGATTATTATAACTAATAATACAGCATCAAGGTTTGACCTATCTACGGAAACTTTCGATGATAATACGCAAACTTTCGATGAGGGATAGAAAACTCTTATAAATAACTATAGAATTAAAATAGGGGAAACCGAAAAATGGCATATCAATCAATAGGGCGTGGTTCTGCGGCGAATGATGGCACAGGTGACGATCTTCGCACAGGTGCAGGCAAAGTAAACGCCAACTTCGTAGAACTTTATACCAAACTTGGTGACGGTTCTACCCTTTCGTCTGATACAGTTGCACTATTAACTGCAACTCAGACAATGACAAATAAAACACTAACTGCTCCAACTATATCGTCAGCAGTTGTAAGTGGAGATACATCTACTGCATCTGGAAACCTTTCTGTCGCACCAGCGACTGCTATTCTAGAGGTAAAGGGTGATGGTGCATCTGTAGACGGTAAGATTAAATTAAACTGTCATGTAAACTCACATGGTCAAACACTAAGTGCTCAACCTCATTCTACAAGCACAACAAATACAATGTTGTTGCCACAGGGTGCAGATTCAACTCTCGTATCGGAAATTGCAACACAGACACTTACGAATAAAACTATAGACCTAGCGGGCGCATCGGGTAATACTTTAACAGGAACAACTGCTGAGTTTAATACTGCGCTTTCAGATGGTGATTTTTGCACAACCGCTGGAACAGAAATACTTACAAACAAAACACTAACTGCTCCAACTATTACTGGTGCTGGTGCAATATCTGGAGTATTCAATGCACAAGGAACAGCTCCTTCTAATGCAACTGATACAGGAACGGCAGGAGATATTAGATATGACTCAAATTACATTTATGTTTGCACTGCAACAAATACTTGGAAAAGAGTTGCAATATCAACTTGGTAAGGATAAAGAACTATGACAATTGATAAAATACAAACTGCTGGACTTGGTGAAAACATTGAAATTGGTGGAACTGAAGCTGCAAAGATGCCTGTCGGAACAACTGCTCAAAGAACAAATGTCCAGGCAGGAGATATTCGTTTTAATTCTACTCTGTCGTTGATGGAATACTATGATGGGTCATTGTGGAAAGCAATTGACTCTCCACCAACAATCTCATCTATTTCACCAGCAACCTTTTCGGCAACTGGTGATACGATTACTGTATCTGGTTCTAACTTTCAAACAGGTGTTAATGTTGAAATGATAGCATCTGACGGACAGTCATATACGCCAGGTTCAGTTACAAGAGTTTCAAGTTCATCAATTACATTTGATATTTCGTCATCAATTAGTGCTGACGAAGCAGACCCTTGGGATGTTAAAGTAACAAACCCATCTGGACTTTCAGTTACAAATAACGATGCTCTTAAATTAGAGGGTTCTATATCTCTTAACACTGCTGCTGGTTCTTTGGGAACAATTTATGATAGTCAAATAGCTGCTGTATCCTATGATCTAGGTGTAACTGATTCATCATCTGAATCAGATGTATCATTTACATATTCTGTATCAGCAGGTTCATTACCTTCTGGACTTTCTTTAAATACTTCAACTGGTGCTCTTACTGGAACTCCATCTGCTGTTGGAAGTGATACAACTTCAAACTTTACAATTACATATCTTGGTGCTGACTCATCTGATAGTTCATACGCTCCGACTGCTGCGACTGCATATTCTTTAACAATCGCTGCTCCTGTAATTACACAATACACATCAACTGGTTCTGGAACATTTACTGTTCCTTCTGGTATTTCTCTTGTTGATGTTCTCGTTGTCGCCGGCGGCGGCGGTGGTGGTTGTTGGGTTGCGAGTGGTGCTGGTGCTGGTGGACTTATCTACAGACCTGCTTTCCCTGTAACTCCAGGCGGTTCGGTTTCTTATACCGTTGGTGCTGGTGGCGGTGGTGCATACAACAATGGTGGATATAGTCAACTAAGTGACACTGTTAGAGACTTTCCACAAAGAGGACAAGAAGCAGCAAATGCTGCAAAGATAGGACAAGATTCTGTATTCGGAACACTCACTGCAAGAGGTGGTGGTAGAGGTGGTTCATACGCTCCATCACAATCGGGACATACTCATACTGATGGTGGTTCTGGAGGCGGCGCTCCAGCTTCTACTGACCAAACAGCTTTCGCTGCAGGCACAGTAAAAACTTCTGACAAAGTTCATGCTGGAATTCAACCACAACAACCAGGCGATTCTGGAACTTATGGTTTTGGAAATCCAGGCGGTTATGTTGGACAATCTGACCCATTCTCTCCACACTACTATGGTGGAGGCGGAGGCGGCGCTGGTGGTGCTGGTTCTACTTCACAGGGACAAACTGGCCCTGCTGGCCCAGGCGGTGTAGGTAAACAATACGGTATCTCTGGTTCACAAGTTTATTACGCTGGTGGTGGTGCTGGTGGACTCCATGCAACTTCTCCAAGTGGAACTGTTGTTGGACAAGGTGGAAACGGCGGTGGCGGACAAGGTTTTGGACAACAAGGTTCAACAGTAAATTCAAATGCAAATGGAACTGCAAACCGTGGTGGCGGTGGTGGTGGAGTTGGTTACACTGGTGGATCTGCTTCAAGAGGCGGCACTGGTGGTTCTGGTATCGTCATTGTGAAATACTAACTAAATAAGATTATAAGGAAAATGGAAAAATAACATGGCAGCAATTATTACAGAAAAATTTAGATTGCACAATGCAGAACAATTTCATGAATCGTTCTCTGAAGCAAGTGCGTCTACATACTATCTATTCATAGGTAAAAGTTCACCTTTTACAAACAGCACATCTGGTGGTGATGACAATTCTCCACCTACACCTAGAGATGATGTAACAACAGAATTTTATAAGTGGGACTCAATGCTTGCTGCCAAGTTGATTTCTGCAAGTGATGTTTCTTTTGTTATTCCTCGTAGAAACTGGGCAAACAATACAACATACGATATGTATGAACATGATATTAGTCCAACAAATACGACAACCTCTAACGCAACCAATCTATACGATTCAACATTTTACTTTATGACTTCTGAATTCAGAGTATATAAAGTTCTTGACAATAATGGTGGAACTGCATATAGTGGTGCAGAACCAACATCTGAGGTTACAGGCCCATTTGAACTTGGTGGTTATACATTACAATACATGTATAAACTAACCACATCAGATGTTCAAAAATTTCTAACATCAGACTTTCTTCCAGTTACAACAGACTCTACTGTATCTGGTGCTGCTGCTGATGGTTCAATTGATGTAGTTCGTGTTACTGGCGGTTCTGGTTATACAGATGGAACTTACTTCACTGGAATTGATGGTGATGGTTCGTCTGGTGTAATTCAGATTGTAGTATCTGGCGGTGCTATTTCTGCACAAGGTTCTACAGGAACAAACGTGGTTACTGCTGGAACAGGATATACTTTTGCTACAGTAGACCTAACAGATGTATACACTGATAGTGGATTAACTTCTGCTGGAAGTATTGGTTCTGGAACTGGTGGTGCTGTAGTTCCTATTATTTCACCAAAAGGTGGACATGGAAAAGATGCAGTATCAGAACTAGGTGGACACTTTGTTATGATGAACTCTAAACTAGAACAGTTTGAGGGTGATGATATTACAGTCGCAAACGATTTTAGAGAAGTGGGAATTGTAAAAGATCCTTTTAACTTCGGAACAACAACTATTTCTTCTGCATCAACTCGTAGACAATCATATGCAGTTGTTATGGCATCTGCTCCTTCTGTTGGATATGAGATTGATGAAAAGATTACACAGTCTACAACTGGTGCTATAGGTAAAGTTGTTGAATGGGATTCTACAAATAACATTTTGTATTATCATCAAGAACAATATGCAAATTATGGTATTGCAACAAATGGTAATACTGTTGCTTTCAGTGGTGCTAATACAATCACTGGTGCAAACTCTAATGCTGCAACTACTCCATCAGCAAACGCTACAGACAGTGTAACACTTTCTGGTGGAACAACTCTTACATTTACTAATGGTTATGCAAATCCAGAAATGCAACCAGATAGTGGTGATATCATATATGTAGAAAACAGACGACCAATTTCAAGGGCATCAGACCAAACAGAAGATATTAAAATTGTAGTGGAATTCTAAAACATGGAAAAGACAAATCTAAATGTCACTCCCTACTACGATGACTTTGCTGA